ATTGCTGACTACATCGCCAACCAGCGCCAAAAGGATCTCCTGTCTTGCTTGGCTGGTGTGTTCGGTGCTGTGGGCGACACCAGCTCTGCTGCTTATGCGGGTCTGGCCGTTGATGGCGAAACCGGCGACACCCCTACGCAACTGACTGCACGTCAGGTTGTCGAAGGTCAGTCACTGCTGGGTGATCAAGGGGAGAAGCTTGCAGCGATCTGCGTGCACCCGAAAGTCTATTTCGACTTGAAGGAGCGCCGTGCGCTCGACATGATCTACGACAACAACGGTCAGCCTGACTCTGGCGCAACCCAGGGTTCACTGGCTAACGCCTTTGGCAACGTTGCTGTTCCCACCTTCATGGGAATGCGCGTGATCGTGTCTGCTGATGTGCAGACTGCTGGCTCTGGTGCTTCTACCGAATACGCCAGCTACATGTTCACCCAAGGTGCCGTTGGCTCTGGTGAACAGCTTGCACTGCGGACTGACGTAGACCGTGACATCCTCGCCAAGAGCGATGCGATGGCCATCGATCTCCACTACGTTTACCACCCCATCGGAAGTAAATTCTCTACCTCCGTTTCCAACCCCACTCGGGCACAGCTCGAAACCGTGGGTAACTGGACCAAGGTTTTTGAGACGAACAACATCGGCATTGTTCGTATTACTTCGACTTCTGCTCTTGATTGATCGAGGTAACTACCATGGCATCCATTTTTGAGGCAACAGCGGGCTCTTTGATTGGCCCGACCACTGGCGGCACTGTGACCCAGGCCACCAACAAAGGAACAGCCGTGACGCTCAATACAGCGTCCGGTCAGATCACCATGGCAGGCGCTGAGCTTGCTGGTGCTGCTGAGGTGACTTTCCAGGTCAACAACGACAAGATCGCTGCCACTGACGTGGTGGTGGTCAACCACAGCTCTGCCGGTACTGCTGGCAGTTATTTGGTTCAAGCCAACAGCATCGCTGCTGGTTCGTTCAAAATCACTGTGGCGAACGTTGGTTCGACCGCTAGCGAAGCCATTGTGCTGAGCTTCGTGGCTCTGAAGGGCGCTAGCTCCTGATGGGTCTGTTCGCTTTCAAGCGAATGCGGGAAAATGAGGCTGCTGCGAAAGTGGTGGCCTCTATCCCAAAACGCAAGACTTCTACTGTGACGCCCGATGGCAGTAACAATCGACGCAACAGCGGGCGGCGCAAACGCCAACAGCTACCTGACGCTAAGTGACGCGCAGGACATTGTTGATGGCATGGTCGAAGATGCAGATGTGACCGCATGGGCTTCTGCAACCACCGATCAAAAGAATCGGGCGCTCTACACAGCAACACAGCGGCTAGACCGCGAAAGATTTCTTGGCGCACGGGCAACAGATACGCAGGCACTGCAATGGCCGCGTACTGGCGTGCGAAAGCCCGATACCTACGTCAACACGTACGCCACTGGCTTTCCTTTCCGCATCTCTGAGGATTACTTCACCGATACGGAGATTCCTGATCAGGTCAAGCGGGCTCAAGTTGTCCTTGCGGTTTACCTCAACAACAACAAAGACGGCATTGGCCTGAGCGGACTTGAGGACTTCAAGAACGTTCAAATCGGTAGCTTGAACGTTACGCCTGACAAAACTGGTGCAGTTGGCGCTGATCGCGTTCCACCGTTACTTGAACGGTATCTGACTGGTCTTAGAATTAGCGGACCAGGCAACATCGCTATCAAACGGAGCTGATCATGTACGGAGACCTCAAGGGCGGCTTCGAGTTCATTTCAGATACGGCTGCTCATACCGGCAGGTTTTGCTTGATCTATTTCAAGGAAGACACTGTGATCAATGCAATCACGGTTCAGAACGCAACAGGCAACAGCTTGGCTGGTGAAACCTTTGTGGCTGACACGAAGCTTTCTGGCATTGTCACCAGCATTCAGCTGACTAGCGGTGCTTGCCTTGCTTATCGCGTCTGATGGCCCTTGTTGACTCTCTAAAAAAGGTATCCAGCAAGGTCATCACCAAGTTTGGTGGTGATGTGACAGTTCGAATTGTCACAGCGGGCAGTTACAACACCACAACTGGCGCGATCTCGGAAACTGAGAGTGACACAACGATCAAGGGCATCCTTGAGGACGTGAACCTGCGTGAGGCCAATGAGTTGGTGCAGGCCGGAGATAAGCGTCTAACGGTTGCGGCTGATGACCTCACAACTCTGCCTGAGACAAAGGATCGCATCGTTATTGGCGGCGTGGTGCATCAAATCATTCGTGTGGAGACGACAGAGCAGGACAACACTGCAATTACTCTTGAGCTGATCTTGAGGGCGTAACGATGGCACGTCGTCAGATCCGCTTTGATCAAATCGCTAGCCACATGGAGGGCGAGGTCAAAAAGCTTGTTCGGGTGACGACGCTTGAGTGGGAGGCTCGAGTAAAGAAGGCTACCCCTGTCGATACAGGCACACTACGAGGCGCTTGGGAACACAAGGTCGAGGGTTTTGTCGGCGAGGTTAATAACCGGATGGACTACGCAGCGCCTGTTTGCTATGGGGTAATGCTGCCGGAATCATGGGGAGGTGAATACAGAACAAGATCAACGCCTCCGACTGTCGCAGGCTTCCCAGACATAATCGGCAAGGAGCTGCAGTCTTGGTCGCAAGGCCAATACAAAAAAATCGTGAGGGAAAGCTGATGGCTGCTGCTGATCTCAATTCAATTAGGGCAACGATTGAAGGAAGGCTTGCAACTGAGCTAGCCAGCAGTCCTGTTATCCCTGTTGTCTTTCACAACATGGCGTATGAGCCGACGCCTAACAGCTCTTGGGTGCAGTGTCTGACTAGCTTCGGCGCTAGCGAATATCTAGGCCAAGGCCTTACGACAAATTCGCAAAACCGCATTGTCGGCCTAGTCCTGATCAATATTTTTTCAGGCAGGGGCGTTGGCCCAGGAGCGAACTATGTGATTGGTAAACGCATTCGGGATTTGTATAATCGAGTTATTGTGTCGGGGGTTTTCTTCGACGCTCCTATTGGTCCAGAGGCACTGGCTTCGCCAGCTCCCGAGGGCTATTTCCAAACCCAGGTCCGTGTGACCTTTGAATCCATCGAGGAACTCTGACCATGGCCACCATTCGAGGCGAATCCGGCTCAGTTGAATTTGAGACCGGCAGCGGCAGCCTTGCCCAAGTTATCGGCACTCGCAGCTGGAGTCTGTCAATTACTAAAGAAACCTTGGACACAACCGTCCACGGAAACACTTTTCGGCAGTTTGTTGGCAGTCTTGTCAGTGGCTCCGGCACTGTTGAGCTGGTCTATCACCCAGACGCAACGGGTCAAGCTGCCTTTGTCGAGGACGTCATTAAGTCTGGTGATACAGCTGACGCCTCGTTCGAGTTGTTTACTACCGGCAACACAAACGGCACTGATTCGGTTTCGTTTGGCGGCATCATCACTGACATGGAAATCACTTCTACTGTTGGTGAATTGGTTGTTGTCACCTGTAACTTCATCACCAGCAGCACTATCACTTCTAACCTTGAGTGATAAGGCTATAGTTTAGGCGATAAAGACATTGCCTAAATGCCTGCACAAGAGCGCACCGTCGACATGCTGGTTGGGGCCTTTGACCTCAACCAGCGGCGCAAGTACGTCTTAAAAGACACTGCTGGCAACAAGCTCGTCGATCTTTATTTCAAGCCGATTACAAGAGCTGATCGGAAGAAGGCGCAGCAGTTGGCCGGTACAGAAGAAGCTTTAGACATCAGCACAAACATGCTGTGTCAAGTAGCCGAGCTTGAGGATGGCACTAAGGCCTTCTCGTCAGGCGACGCAGCAAAGTTGCAACGAAGGTTGCCTGAATCGGTTTTAAACGAGCTTGAGTTGTTCCTTTTCGGCCTTGGCGAGGAAACGAGCATTGAAGACGCAAAAAACGACTGAAGCAGGACAGGTGGGCTTTTTATGAGTTTTTCTTGGCCTGCGAACTAGGCATGACCGTGAGCAGGCTTCGCACGGAATTAACCGATGCGGAGCTTGTGCATTTTGCTGCTTTCCACCAGTTGAAGCAAGAAGAGGAAGAAAAGGCGATGGATCGCGCAAAGCGCGGTCGGCAGTAACATTGGGATATTGCTAGGGCGGATTTGTGGCAGTTGAGTCCTCTGTACGCCTAAGGGTTGATGGCAGCGGCGCAGAACGCGCCTTAAATCGTGTCAATAGAGCTGCACAGGTCCTGCAGGGAACGGTCGGAAAGGTAACCGCTGCTTTGGCGGGAGTTGGTGTTGTTGGCGGGTTTTTCCGGGGGATGCAAGAAGCCGAGGCCGCTGCGGCTGCGGTAAGGACTCTCGGGGTCGATTCCGAAAAATTAAAAGAACAACTGCGTGGAGTCAGCGCACAGTTGAAAGGGCAAATGAGCGAAACCGCTTTGCTTGCCGCTTCATATGACGTCGCGTCTGCTGGATTTAATAACGCAGCGAGTGCGTCAAACATCCTTAAAGCAGCAGCCCTTGGAGCAAAGGGTGGCATGTCTGATTTGAACACAGTGGCCAATGCAACGACCTCTGTCCTTAACGCTTACGGAATGAGTTCTGACAAAGCGTCAAAACTTGTCGATGGGTTTATACAGACACAGAACGACGGCAAAATTGTTGTCGCGCAATATGCCGCGCAAATCGGTCGCGTAGCTCCGACAGCGGCGGCTGCTGGTGTCAGTATCGATGAACTTAACGCTGCGATCTCTGCTGTTACTGCAACGGGTGTTCCGGTTGAATCGACCTTTGCTGGGATCCGACAAGTTATTGCAGGGGTTATTAAGCCGACTTCGGAAGCTGCAACGAAGGCTAAGGAACTAGGCATTGAGTTCAACACAGCAGCTATCAAGCAGAAAGGGTTCGCTGGTTTCCTCGAAGAGGTAATTGACAAAACCGGTGGCAGTGAGGTCGAGATCTCAAAACTGTTTGGCAGCGTCGAGGCGTTGACGGCAATCATGCCGCTTGTAAATGATCGACTAAAAAAATTCAATACATCACTAGATAATCAGCAAAACTCAGCAGGCGCAGCACAGGATGCCTTTGATGAGATGTCAAATACCCTTGGAGGGCAAGCTACGGCTATAGCTAATAATGTCGGGAACCTAGCGCGAGTTTTTGACAAAGTTTTTGGTCCTGGCCTTAAGGATCTTCTTACGGAAGTAAACGCGCAAATTAGTGCATTTACTAGATTCGTGCAGGGCATAAAGCCAGAGGCAATCCAGGCTGCGGTTTCAATGGCTGGATTTGCTGCAAAGATTTTCCTAGCTAATAAAGCGTTTATTCTGCTTCAAAAGACCGCAACCTTTGCTTTTGCAAAACGTATTATTCCGCTGCTAGTTTCAACAAAGGGGAAGCTTGTCGCTACAAAGCTTGCGACAGCAGCTCTTGCAGGAACGATGAGATTGCTTAAAACTGCTCTTCCCTTTGGCGTCCTGCTATTTGGCCTTGACATGTTAATAGATAAGCTAACTGACGCAAACGTCGCCCAACGAGATCTAAATAATATGATTGAGTTTGGAACTGAAAAATCGTTAGAGGGAGCACTCGCAAACCAAATTGAAAGTCGTGCGTTATTGGAAAATACTATAAGAACTCTTGAAAATGAAGACGCTAAAAAAGGTAATTTGAGCGGTGGCGCTGCGGGAATGATGAGCGGCCGTATGGAAAACCCACAGCTCGCAAGATTACGAAAGGACCTTAAAGACACTGAAGGTTTGATAACAAGAATCTCAGTGCGTTTATTTGAGTTAAGCGCAGATCGTCGCAGTGCTGCTGCGAAGGATGAAGCAACACTTAAGAAGTTGTTGGCTGATTTTAAAGCCGCGACCTCCGGAGGAGATGCAGGCGACGAAAGGGATAAACAGCTGAAGAGGTTTAATGATCGTATTATCGCAGCGCGTCGCGAAATGATACTCGCGACAGACATAACTGATAAGCAACGAGCTGAGTTAGAAACTTTATTTGAAAAGCAGGATATTAAGCGAGCTTATCCACAGCTTACTGAAGAAGAGCTAGCGCCATTAATGCGAATTTTAGAAACAGAATTAGGCATTAAAGTTCAAAATATAGAGAAAAACAGGCTAAAAAAAGAAGGCGCAGCATTGCTTGCCGAGCAGGAAAAACAATACAAGCAGATTGCCGACACAATTCAAAATGGAATTGTTAACGGTATTTACGAAGCTATTGAAGGGTCGAAATCTCTTGCTGAATCTTTTTCTGGCATCCTTAAGCAGCTAGGTAAAATCTTTCTCGCAAAAGGCATTGGATCCTTTAAAAACCAAGACGGGACAGGCGGCTCTGGAATTCTTGGGATGTTTGCCAATGGTGGTCGCCCGCCTGTTGGCCGTCCTTCAATCGTTGGTGAGCGTGGCCCTGAGCTGTTTGTCCCAAGCCGTGCAGGCACGATCATTCCGAATCATGAGCTAGGCGGCAGCACCAGCGTTGTTGTCAACGTTGATGCCTCTGGCACGGCAGTACAGGGCAACCAAGGCAACGCAGATCAGTTTGGCCGCTTGATTGGTCAGGCAGTGCAGGCAGAATTGATTAAACAGAAGCGGCCTGGAGGACTTCTTACACGCTGATGGCTACTTTCCCTTCGATCAACCCGACTTACGGGGCCAGCAAGCGCAGCCAGCCGACTGTGCGAAACGTCCAGTTCGGTGACGGATATTCAAGTCGGCTTCGCTTTGGCCTCAACACGGACCTAAAGACTTGGAGCCTGAAGTTTGAGGTGTCAGAGACTGACGCCGACACCATTGAAACCTTCCTTGAAGCTCGTGGCGGAGCGGAACACTTTGACTGGTCGCCACCGGATGAAACTGAGACTTACAAGTGGATTTGCCAGGACTGGTCGAAGTCCATACCGTATTTGAACAGGGCGACAATCACCGCAACCTTCCAGCAAGTTATTGAGCCATGAGCACTGCTTTTGTTGAGCTACTCAACTCCGGCCCTTTTGCAATCATTGAGCTGTTTGAGCTAAAGCTCTTTCAAGACCTGCATGGCTCTAATGAGGAGTATTACTTCCACGCAGGCCGCAATCAAAAGACGACCGCGCCAACTACCGCAGATGACATTGTCGATGCATTTTCAATCAAATATGGCGGCACCCCTTATGTTCCTTTGCCGGTAGAGGCATCAGGCTTTGAGTTCAATGGCGATGGCACGTTGCCAAGGCCCTCAATCCGCTTTGCAAACCTGCAGAGCCAAATAACCGCTCTGCTGCTGGGCGTCAACCAAATCACGCCAGGCAATGATTTAAGTGGAGCGAGGGTGAAACGGATTCGCACCCTTAGCCGTTTTCTTGACAGCGACAACTGGGAGAACGGCGTTAATCCTTACGGCAATCCTGATTCAGGGGCCAACGCACAGTTCCCAGAGGAGGTCTACTACATCGACCGCAAAGTTACTGAGACCAGAGACTTTGTTGAGTTTGAGTTGATCTCTTCTTTTGACATGGGTGACGCGAAAGCACCGCGCCGCCTTGTGATGCAGAACCTTTGCCAGTGGGAATACAAAGGCAAAGAGTGCGGTTATAGCGGCTCAAATGCCTTTGACGTGACAGGCGAACAGATTACGTTGGTTGCCGCCACAGGCTTTGGATATTCTACTAATCAAGAAAAGCTGACTGCAAACTCATCACTGACTGAGGGCAACGCACTGATTTCAACAAATGGTTGGTTTGCGGCTGAAGTGCAAGGTGATGGGAACTTTGTAATTTATAAAAAACCAGAAAAGACTTCGGCCAATGCAATTTGGGCGTCTAACACAAACATCGGCAGAAACGCCAATGGCTATACGCTAGTAATGCAGCGTGATGGCAACCTAGTTCTATACAACGATGATGTAGCCCGGAATGATTACGCTGGCGGCTCTGTTGTTTGGACTGGAACCGACACCCATCGGCTTGGTCAAATATCTTCTTTGTCTCCCTTGCAAGTTGACGGCGTAGATCAGTGGACGCCGGCTGATATAAATGTTGGCCGATCAGGTGGCTTCACTTGGGAACTAAAGCAGAGCAGCCCTAGCGCAGCAGGCCAGACGACGACGGCTGACAAGAACTTCACCGAAGACCATCCCGAATGGGGCGCTCGTTCCGTGAACATTAGGTTCAGCTTGGAATCGGTCGCGCTAGCTTCTGGCAACTACTCGCAGAACAATTCCGGCTATACGGGTTTTGGTTGGAACAAGATTACTGGCTACCAAATCCTTGGTCAGACAGGTCTATGGAAACACCAAGAGGACTGGATCGCGAGACTTACTCTGTCAAACAATAATCCGTTTAAGGCTAACCATCCAACAGATGGCACTTTGGAAGAGGTAGGGCAGATATTCAAAATTTCGTCTACTGGGTGGCTGGACGCCAAACAACTGCGGCTAAAGGATGACGGCGTCTTAGTGATTGAGGATTCTGATGGCAGTGATGTTACTTGGACCTCAGACAACGATCCGATCACAACCGAACCAAAAGTTGAGCAAGTCACCAAAACGCCTGCTGTAGACGCTGACGTCTGTGGCAAAAGAATCAGCGACTGTCGCAAGCGATTCCCAAGCGGTGACGCAAACGGTGGTTTGCCGTTTGGCTCGTTCCCGTCTGTTGGCGTCAACAACTGATGGACGATTGGCAGAAAGCAGCAGTGCAGCACGCTGAAGCAGAAGCCCCTAAGGAGTGCTGCGGATTGCTCGTCATGCTTGATGGCGCTGAGTGTTACTGGCCGTGCAAGAACCTAAGCGATGAGGATGACATGTTCATTCTTGACCCGATGGGTTACGCGGCCGCTGAGGACACCGGCCAAGTTCTAGCTGTTGTCCATAGCCATCCTGGGGCACCTGCCTTGCCCAGCGAGCCTGATAAAAAGGCTTGCACTCAGTACGGGCTGCCGTGGTTTATCTATGGCATGGAAGATCAAAGCTGGGCAAAGATTGACCCTTGAGTCGTCGGTAGAATCAAAGGGCATGGCGAGTGATGGCAATGCTTCGCAAAATCAGGCTGTATGGGCACCTGGCGGAGCACTGCGGTCAGAAAGTTTTTGAGGCGGTAGCAAGGACACCGGCTGAGGCAATCCGGTTTCTGTTGTGCAATTTTCCTGAGCTGCGTTCAATCATGAACGCTGGGCACTACACGGTTGCCGTTGGCCCGCACACGCTAGAGCTAGGGGAGTCGCCGCACCAACTGGGCTATCCGCTTACAGCCAGCGATGACATCAGGATTATCCCTGTCGTGACTGGAGCCAACCTGTTCAGGAATTTGGCGTTTATCGCGTTGGGAGCCGTGTTAATCGGCACGGCACTTGCAACTGCGGGCGTATCTCTGGGTGCAACTGGTTTTGTAGCTGGAGCAGACGCAGCACTTGGCGTGACTTTGGCGGCAGCAGGTGGAAACATCGGCATCGGATTGGCTTTGGTCGGCGTTGCTGGCTTGCTGTCGCCAACTGTCCCAACGCCTGAGACAGACAACGACCCACGCACTAATAAAAGCTTTTCCGGGGTTCAGAACGTTGGTAGGGAGGGCGTCCCTGTCCCGATTGCCTACGGCGAAGTGATCGTCGGTAGTGTTGTCATATCGGCCGGTCTGAACGTAGAGGGCAACTGACATGGGCATTAAGACCAAGCTCAATTCAAGCCAAGTTGCCAGGATTGTTGACCTGCTTAGCGAAGGGGAAATTGAAGGCTTTCCTTCTGCAAGTGGGCTGACCGTTGGTACGGATGCTTATCACCTTGCGTCTTTAAAAGACACGTTTTTCAACAACACTCCGGTCCTTGGTGCTTCCGCAACGGTCGCAAGTAGCAGCACAAAAAACGATGCGGGCATTGTCGAGCAGCTCAACTTTGACATCCGTGACGCTACGTTTGAGAGCCGATTAGGCACGCAGACTCAATCGGTTCTTGAGAACATCGGCATCCTCAATCAAAGCACTACAGCTGTAAACGCCGAGATTCTTAAAAACGGAGATATTGGCACAAACACCGGAAGCGGCGGCTTTTTTGATTATTTAGGCGGCAGCCCCGCAACAGGTGTCACCAGGCAAATTACTGACACCGACGTGACGAGCGTGCGCGTCACGGTTGGCTCGCCACAAATGACGGTTTCCAAAGATGATGGCAGGTTGCGGGGTGTAAGGATTGATTATTCAATCAAAATCCAATACCAAGGCGGTGGATTCAACCGGGTTGGTTTTGGCGATCACGATGAGAAAAATGTTTTCCTTGGTAATGGGCGTTTTACACATATTGGTTTCTCTCCTGACCTTTACCAGCGCAGGCATCTGATCGTTTTTGATGAGGCAAAAATACAAGCGGGCACTGCATTCCCTGTTGACATTCGGATTACAAGTCTTGGCAAGGAATTCAACAGCGACACGTTGGCCCAGAATGATGACTTGATTTGGTATGACTTCACAGCAAGGGTTGGGGAGAAGACGCGTTATCCGAACAGTGCTGTTGTCGGTTTCAAATTTAACGCTGAACAGTTCCCAAGCATTCCGCAGCGGAGTTACAAAATACGCGGAATTAAAGTTCGCATCCCGCACAATGCAACAGTGCAAAGCGATGGGTCGTTGCAATACGATTCCAGCACTCCTTTTAACGGCACGTTAAAAACTACAAGGGAATGGACAAATGATCCTGCTTTCATCCTTTACGACTTACTGACAAACACCAGGTACGGATTAGGCTCTCAAGTTCTTACCCCGGAAGAGCGAGCCAAGGACGC